TGGTAACAAAATCAGCAATCCGCCCTGGGTCAAATTTCAATCGGCAGGGTGGGTCAATTTTCCATCAGCGCCAACAGGTACGGCCTCAAGTCGATGGAAATGCACTACTCGGCATTATCGCCGACCACTCGCCTGACCCATGCCCAGCGCCACGGAAACCTCTACACCGTCGAGCAGCAGCGCAGCTGGTGGGCGCAAGGTGCCAACTCGATCAATTGCAAGTGTTCGACGATCAGTGTGCTGGTCGACGACGCCGGCAAGCCTCTTGTGCCAGCCATCATCGAGCGCGCCAGAGAAACCGAACAGAAGATGCGAGCCAAGGGTAAAGGCCCATGGGTCAAAGAGGGCAAGAAATGAAGAATGCACCGATCCTGCAGGTGAACAGCTCGGGCGCCGAGCAGATTCAGGTGAACATCACCACCCAAGTGAACAGCAAGTCCATTCGCCGCGAGCAGCACAATGGACGTGAACACTTGGTGCTCCCCAGCTACACGCTGCCGGCCAACGTAGTGATGAACGGCGGTCTGTATACCTCTGAGCAGATCGACAAGCACTACGCCGCCCTGGAGGGCACGCTGGCACCGCTCGGCCATCCGACCGTCAATGGCAAATTCGTCTCGGCCTTCAGCCCGGAAGGCATCAACGTCGGTCACGTCGGCGCCTGGAACCGCAACGTCAAGAAATCGGGGAATCGCATCTATCTGGAGAAGTGGGTCGACGTCGAGTTCGCCCGCAACACGGAAGGCGGTCGCGACCTGATCGAGCGTGTCGAGGCTATCGAGCGCGGCGATGACGTTCCGCCGATTCATACCAGCGTCGCCGCGTTCCTGAACCGCCTCCAGCCGAACGAACAGCAGTCCAGTACCGGAGCCGAGTGGGTTGCTGAGATTGTGAGCATGGATCACGACGCGATCCTGCTGCATGAGGTCGGCGCTGCCACGCCGGAGCAGGGTGTAGGCCTGATGGTCAACGCTGACCAGGCGAAGCCGTTACAGGCCAACTCAGGCGCCTTGATCGGCGAGTCCTACCGCGAGCGAGAGCAGCGCCTGGATCGCGCGGCAAAAGACCAATTCTCGACCGGCCCAGAGGACTGGGTCTACGTCTCCGATTTCACTGACAGCCAAGCCGTAATCATCGGTCGCGACATCAAGGCATCCGTCTACGGATACACCGAAGAGGGCGGAAAGATCACCTTCGATTCTCAGGGCATTCCTGTTGTGCGCCAGGAGAGCTGGGTCGCCGTCACCGTTAACAAGATCAAGCAGTTTTTCCAACCGCAGGCCCGGCCTGCAACCAACCAGCAGGAGGGCGATATGCCTCTGACCCCCGAAGAAAAGGCCGAGCTCGTCAAAGAAATCGGCGCCAACACCTCCGAGGCCATCAAAGCCCTGGCGGATACCGTAATCAAGCCGCTGGCCGACAGCGTTACCGCGCTGACCGCGAACCACAAGGCCCTGGCCGACTCCCTGACCGCCAATCAGCGGGCCGAAGAAGAGATCATGCGCGAAGCTGTCAAGGCAAAGTTCGGCGAGGTGATCGCCAACAGCCTGCAGGGCGACGCCTTGCGCGAGATGCACAAGCAGTGTGGTGATGCGGCCCCGCTGGGCGCCAATGCCGCACAGAACCAGACCGGCCTGACCGCCGATGTCGCCAACCTGCCGAAGGAGTAAGCGCTCATGGCTCGCTATCGCCGCGTGAACATCGACGGCAAGTCGCTGTTCAAAACCGAAACCCGTAAGACCGCTGCTGCGCTGTACCCCGGAACCTTCGCTGTCATCGATGAGGATGACCAGTTCGCGCAGGCAAACGCAGAGACCGGCCGTGTCTACATCATCGACTGCGCCTATCACGAGGGGCTGGGCATCACCGACCAGATTCCCGAAGGGCATTCCGCAGTCGGCAACTACCTGGAAGAGGGCCGCGAGTTCGCCGTTCGCATGGCGGCGGGCGCCTACACCAAGGATCAGCCTGTCACCGTCAGCGCTGCCGGTCTGGCCATCCCGGTTCCGGCCGGCGCCGGCACCTACAAGGTGATCGGCTACATCCAGGACACCGTAACCACCACCGAAGTGGACTTCATCCGCATTCGCGCCCGCGCGGATTCGGTAACCGTCGAATAAGGAGAAGGGCATGTTCCTCACTCAGCAAGCAATCGCCGCCCATCCTCGACTGATGGGCCACTTCCAGGAACTGCAGGCCAACCGCAATATCTGGAACACCCAGAATGCGGCCATGCTCAATGCTCACCGCGCCGCCATGACGCCGGACATGCTGCAGGCCAACGCCCTGGCCGGACTTGGCCGCGAGTTCTGGGCCGAGATAGATCGCCAGGTCATTCAGCTGCGCGATCAGGAAGTCGGCATGGAGATCGTCAACGACCTGCTGACCGTTCAGACCGTCCTGCCGATCGGCAAGACCGCGAAGCTGTACAACGTGGTCGGCGATATCGCTGATGACGTTTCGGTCAGCATCGATGGCCAGGCGCCGTACTCCTTCGACCACACCGAGTACAACTCGGATGGCGACCCGATTCCGGTGTTCACCGCTGGATATGGGGTCAACTGGCGTCACGCCGCCGGCATGCAAACCGTCGGCATCGACCTGGTGCTGGACTCGCAAGCCGCGAAGATGCGCAAGTTCAACCGCCAAATCGTCAGCTATGTGCTGACCGGCGCCGAAAACATCCAGGTCGAGAACTACCCGGCGCAGGGCCTGAAGAACCACCGTAACACCATCAAGATCAACTTGGGCGCGGGTGCGGGCGGCGCGAACATCGACCTGACCACTGCGCCCGCCGCAGAGTTGATCGCGTTCTTCAGTACTGGCGCATTCGGCCAGGCTGCGATGAACAACAAGGTCGTCAGCTATGACGTCGTCTGGCTGTCGCCGCAGATCATGCTCAACATGTCCCAGGCCTACTTCGTCAACGGCCAGGCTGTCGGCACCGTGATGGACCAGGTCAAGCGCTTTGCGCCTCGCGTCCGCGAGTTCCGCGAGACCTTCGCGCTGAACGGGAACGAGTTCCTGGGCTATCAGCGTCGTCAGGATGTGGTTTCGCCTCTGGTAGGTATGGCTACCGGCGTCGTTCCGCTGCCGCGCCCACTTCCGCAGGTGAACTACAACTTCCAGATCATGGCCGCCATGGGTATCCAGGTGAAGCGTGATGACGAAGGCCTGTCCGGTGTCATCTACGGCGCCAACATCGCGTAAGGAGGGGTTATGCCAAAGTACGAAGTGACCCGCGCCTGGCATGGCGTTCAAGTTGGCGACGTGGTGGAGTTCGAGAAGCTTCACCCTGTGCTCAAGGCGAACGTCAGGCCGATCAAAGGCAAGGCAGCTGAGCTGACCCCAGCGTCCCCGGGCGCGGCAAATGGCGGCGATAAAGCGACGGCCAGGGCACCCACCAAAGGCGACATCGCGAAGCGCCTCAAAGAGTTGGAAATCCAGTTCGACGGCCGCAAGAGCGCCGAAGAGTTGGCAGTTCTCCTGCCGGATGGTGATCCGCTCAAGCCCAAAGCCGAGTAATCGGCACTCGACGAGAGGCCGCCTTCGGGCGGCTTCGTCGTTTCTGGCCTTCGGGCCAACCTTTTTCAGGAATCGGACATGATCACTGTCGAACAGGCACAGCAATACCTGCAGAGCCAGGGCATTGAGCTGCCCGATTTCATCTTGGCCGCCCTGGTTGAGCAGGCCAACAGCATTCAGGAATGCCTAGATGCCAACTACTCCCCGGCGACCGCGCTGCTGATCCAGATGTACCTTCTGGCTCTGATGGGGCTGGGACAGGGCGACCGCTATATCAGCAGCCAGACAGCTCCGTCCGGCGCCTCGCGGTCTTTCCGCTATCAAGGCTTTGCAGACCGCTGGCGTGGCTCATTGGCGCTGCTGCGCGGGCTGGACAAACACGGCTGTGCGACAGGGCTGATACCGCCAGATCCGACCAAGCCGGCTTATGCCGGACTTTGGGTGGCGAAAGGGGGCTGCAATTGAGCCAGACAGCAAACTGGAGCTATACGAACACGGCCACCGTGCGCCCGTTTTTGTCCATCGACCTGATGACGCAGAAGGCTAACTACGGCGAGGAATATCAGATCGCATGCACCTGGGCCGCAAAGCACGAGCAAGTGCGCGATATGGGCGGGCAGGGCGGATCGCAGGGCGCTGAGTTCGTTTCGCGCCACATGATCTACACCGAGGACAAGCGTCCTAAGTTCCTCGATCTGATCCAGTTCGACGGATCGGATGGCTGGGAGGAAATCCGCTCGGTGACAAACTGGGACATGAGCTTCTTCGGCGAAGAGCCGGATTTCCTATTGGTGACCTGACATGCCAGTAAAAGGTATTGAACGCGTTCGCAAGGGCTTCAAGGTAAGCGTTGATCGGATCGCCAGCAGCACGACCGAGGGCGCGGTCTACTCAATCCTCAGTCAGGGCGCCGCGCTGGCGCAGACAATGACGCCGATCGACACCAGCAACCTGATCAACAGTCAGTACGCACCCCAGATCGATGTACAGCGCGGAAAGGTCACCGGCAATGTCGGCTACACCGCTGAATATGCCGGCGCAGTGCATGACGCGCCCGGAACGCTCGCTGGCCAGCCGCGGGCAAACGGCAACGGGGATTACTGGGACCCAAACGCAGAGCCTGGATTCCTCGAAAAGGGTTTTGAGCAGGTAAAGCCCAGCGTGCCGGACATTCTGCGGAGACACTACCGTGTATGACGAATTCGCCGAGTGGGTGACCGCTGTTCTTGGCTTCCCGTACCAAACCAGTCGCGGGCAATGGGTGGATGGCACGGCTTTCGCTGATGTCTGGATTGCCTCCATTCACGCCATGGGCGGCCCTGCTGTTGATGTCGATGATCGTCGCCCGCGCTATCGCGTGATCCTGCTCGGGCCGCGCAATGGCCGGGAGCATGCGCAGGAGGTAGGCCAGGCCGCTAGTGCTCTCGTCGTTGCGACCATGGATGGCGGAATTCCCTGCGGAGCCGCACACATCCGAGCGATAACCGAGCCCGCAGGGCCTGGATATACGACCGAGAACCGAGCCTGGTACTCGGTTGACCTGCAAGTCACCTACTGAAAACCCAAAGCACCTGGAGTCCCGCCATCGAGCGGGCTTTCGCGTTTCTGCTGCACCCAAATCAACAGGAGGCCATGTCATGGCATGTAACAAGCTGAAATTTCCCGGCAAGGACGTGGTTCTCGAATACGTCATCGGCTGCCCGGAGGAACTGCCTACCGAACAAGACTGGAAGCGCTTCGGATCGCTGCGCACCAAGGAGTTCGAAATTTCGTGGGACACCACGGATGCCACCGACGCTGATTCCGTCGGCTCGCTGCGCGAAAACCTGGCGACCTTCCAAACCATGACCATCTCCGGCGACGGTACGGTCAAAGCCTCCGGCACCGGTGCGGCCAACCTGATCGAGCTGACCAAGCACGTGATCAATCCGTCCGCCACCGGTGGGCAGCCGGCCATCTGGCTGCGCATGACCTTCCCGGACCTGACCTTCACCGCTTACATGCTGGTCAGCACCCTGTCGCGCTCTGCGCCGTACGATGACGTGACCACCTACAGCTTCGAGGCCTCTGCCAGCGCCTCGGACTTCGGTCTGATCGTCGAAGACACCCCGGACGCTGACGCCGACGACGTGACCAGTATCTCGGCCTTTCCCGAAACCATCGCTCTGGCGGTGAACGGGACAGCGCAGGCCGTGGCCGCCATCGCGCCGACTACAGCGCCGCAGGGTGTCCAGTGGCTCAGTTCTGACCCTGCAATCGCCACCGTCACGCAGAGCGGCGTGGTTACCGGGCTGTCCGTTGGCGAGGCGACGATCACCGCGCGCGCCAGCGCTGACGCGTCGAAAACCGACACCATCGTAGTAACCGTCGCGTGATCCTGACCGAGACCGGCGAAATCGGCGTGCACGTTGGCGACAGCGTGCATGTTCTCCGCCCATCGCTCTACGCGATGACCCAGATCGGCGAGCCCGCGAAGATCGTCGAGGTCTACGCGACCGTGATGTTCGATGGGCTCGAGGGAAGGGCGGCAGACGATCAGTTCGCCGACGCGCTGATGGTGGTTCACGCTTGTTCTGAAAAGGACCTGTGCGACGTATTTGGCTGCTACGACGAGCAGTTGCGTTACCAGCCCGGCGCGGCCGATCCCGAGCACGTACTCCCACTGGCTCGCTGCCTTCTGCGCCATGGCGTCACCGGCGTGCAGAAACCCCTGCCGCGGCGCGCGGATGACGAGCCCGAGTTTGTGCGCGAGTTCGTCGCTCGGGATCACGTCGCGCTCGCCGTCGCTCATTTGGGCGTGTCCGAGCGCGAAGCCTGGCAGATGACCATGACCAGCCTCGTCGGAGCACTGCGGGCCAAATTCCCGCCAGCGCCGGATCAGTCACCAGGTGCGCGCGCCCCCACGAAGGAAGAGCACGAGGCAACCGAAGAGTGGTTTGCCAAGATCGAGGAAAAGCGCAGAAAGCGCACCTTGCATTAACCCGCGACAGACAGGGTTTTTGGTTCTGGCCCTGACCATGAAAGGCCAGAACCATAAGCAGGATCAGGCGTGGGAAGGCGTTGCGTGCAGTTCGATATTCAGGGCGCGCATGACCTTCAGTACCGTATCGAAGCGAGGTTGTGCGCCGGGAGTCAGCGCTTTATAAAGGCTCGCCCGGCCCAGACCTGAATCCTTTGCGATTTGGGACATTCCGCGGGCCTTGGCTACGTGACCAATCGCGCGGATCAGCTCATCGCTGTCGCCATCTGCCAGGACCTGGGTTAGGTATTCGGCAATATCCGCATCGGTCTGCAGATAGTCCGCCACATCGAAAGGACGAACGCCAAGCGATCTCAATGCTTTTTGATTGGTTTCGATGATCTTCATACTTTACCCCTTCAGTTGTCGGGCCATTTCAAGGGCGCGGGTTATGTCGCGCTTCTGGCTTGATTTGTCGCCGCCAGCCAGCAGCAAGTAAACCGTGCTGCCGATCCGTGAGAAATAGACCCGATAGCCAGGCCCGTAGTGGATGCGCATCTCGGAAACACCTTCACCAACCGGTTCACAGTCTCCGAAGTTGCCGCCAGTCGCTGCGTCAATGCGGCGTGCTATGCGCAGTCGCCCGATAGAGTCCTTCAGGCCAGATAGCCAGGCGTCGAATTCAGCGGTGCGCTCGAAGTAGTTCATGGGATGATTGTATCCGAGTGGAGACAGAAAGCAAGATTATGCGGTGATATCTTGCAGCTGCCCATGCTGGGTTTTGGTGCTGGCGCTTTGGTACTCTGGCCCTTTCTGGATGGGAGGGGCGAGGATGCATGTATCGAGACTGATTGCGGTATTGGCTGGCGCTTCGTTGATGGCTGGGTGCGCTGTAAACCATCAGGCGCTTGGTCAGTACGGGCAGTATGAGCTGGATGGAAATCTCCTTAAGTCGTTCTCGGTGGAGTTCGAAGGGAAGCAGGGCGAGCGACTTGCTGCATGCACAGCCTCGAACACTTCAAACGACTCGGTATCTCTGAGCGATTCCTCGGTAAGCTTTATCGGTCCATACAGCGGGAACCTCTACCATGGTTCTACAAATCGAGAAGCTGGTGGCGGTTCCGTGATGCAGTATGTCTCCAGCGATGGCCGGGAAGTGGTGGCCAAGGGGACGGTGAGGTATAGCGCCGCTCTGATCGAGAGAGCTGTGAGGTTTACGCTTACTGCGAAGCAGGAAGAGGGCTCAGTCAAATACAGGTTTGGATCAATTCAACAGGCCCAGCTTGCAACTGGATACGCTACAAACTCTGGCTTTTCAGCGGTGCCAGCAACCCCTGGCGCGGGAGTTGATCAGGCCATGTCTGCCATGAAAGCCTTGGCGACGGAAATCCATAGCTGCTTGTAGGCACAACGAAATTATGACCCGCTTCGGCGGGTTTTTTTATGCGCGGGTGAAGGAATGTCGGAGAAAGTCGGCTCAATCTGGTACGAGGTAGAGGCGGACACCTCAAAGCTCGTAAATGGCACGAATGCTGTCGATGAGGCTCTGGGGAAAACCCAAAAGTCGATGGGCAAGACGGATTCTGCAGCGGGCAAGCTGAACACGCGCATGACCAAGCTGGCGTCTTCTGTTCGACAGGCGAATGTTCAGATCGGGGCGCAGACATCTGCATACTCCGGCCTTACCAAGGTAATCGGGGCTTACCTTTCTCTACGAACGATTCAGGCCGTTGTCGCCATGTCCGACCAGTACGGCCAAATGGCGAGTCGCATCAGGAACGCCACGAGCAGCGCAGAAGAATACGAGACGGTTCAGGCGCGTCTGCTGGAAACGGCGAACGGAACCTACCGATCGCTCAGCGAAGCCCAAGAGGTCTATCTCGCAACCGCAGACACGCTCCGTGATATGGGCTATGCGACTTCCGACGTCCTGGATATCACTGACTCGTTCTCGTATGCCTTGGTTCGCGACGCAGCCCGCGCAGACCAGGCAACCACAGCTATGGATGCCTATTCGAAGGCGCTCATGAAAGGCAAGGTTGAGGCAGACGGCTGGGCCTCGATCATGGCGGCCACTCCATCCATTGTGAATGGTATTTCTGAGGCTACGGGTCGATCTGCTGAGGAGATCAGAAAGCTCGGCGCCACCGGCAGGCTTTCCGTCGAGGCGCTGAACGAAGGACTTCGCCGTAGCCGCGACGAGAACAAAGCCATGGCTGACGAGATGGAAACGTCCGTCGCCGATGCGTTCACCAAGCTCCAGAACAGCATGACCCTATTCGTCGGGAAGATGAACGAATCAAGCGGCGCCAGCAGCGTTCTTACCGACAACATAGCGCTTCTGGCCGATGCACTACAGGACCCCGAGGTAATCAAAGCTGCCCAGGATCTTGCAGGGGGCGTTGTTGGCGCTCTGAATCTCATCATCGAGGGTGCGAAGGATACCGTTCGGATTGTCCAGTGGGCAGCTGATAGCCTCGCCGCCGCGCTTTACGGAGCCGCATCGGATGACATTGTGCGCCTCGAGGATCAACTCAAGACGTATCAGGAGATGCTCGATAACCCGCTGAAGCGACTGAGAATCGGCGGTAAGGGGCAGGCAGTAGCTTGGTTTAGCGAAGAAGAGATCAGGCAGAACATAGCAGCCACTCGGGCTCAGATTGAGCAGTTCTACGATGACATGAGCAGCCGCCCCCCAGTTGTTGTTCCGAAAGTCGAGCCGCCGAAGCCGGCGAGCTCAGTTCCACCCGGGCTCGTAAAGGCTGAAGCCGAAGCGGAAGGGGCTACTAAGAAGCTGACAAAGGCCCAGAAGGAGCAAGAGAAGCAAGCCAAGCAACTTGAGAAGGCTCAGAAGGATAATGTTGACGTAGTCCAGAAGCTGGAAAGGGAGGTTCTCTTAGCTGCACTGACTGGCGAAAAGCTTGCGCAAAAAACAGCAGAACTGAAGCTCAACAAATACGCAACGCCTAAACAAATCAGCGAGGTGAAAAGACTCTCCTCTGAGCTGTTCGCACTTGAGAAAATACAAGAGCGCAGGCGGAAGTATGGAGACAATGAGGCGGAAGCATCTCAGCAGGTACGCGGCCAGGTTTCACCGCTTAGCGGGGGGGTGTTCGACGACCAAATTGCTCGCTATGAGGCAGAGGCCCAGGCAGAACAGCAGCGGTATGCCGAACAGCTTGCTCGCCTTAAGGAGGCAAAGGAGCTCGAGATAGAAATCAAGGGCGGGTATATGGCCCTTGAGGAGCAGATGGCGCGCGAGCACGCTGAGCGGATGGCCCAGATCGAGAAAGCCAAGACCGACATGATGGTCACGCAGGCAGCCGGTGCGTTCGGAGATATGGCGGCAAACCTGCAGGACTATGTGAACACATTCGGGACGGAGAACAAGGCGCTTCTCGGGATGATGAAGGCCGCAGCAATTGCGCAAACCATCATCCAGACCTATCAGGGCGCGCAGCAAGCGTTCACTGCTATGTCCTCAATTCCTTACGTAGGTCCGGCGCTCGGGATTGCGGCTGCGTCAGCGGCCGTTGCTGGAGGGATGGCTCGTGTTGCTGCCATCAGGTCACAGTCAGTAGGCGGCCGCCAATACGGTGGCCCCGTAGCCCCTGGCGGCATGTACCGCATCAACGAGAACGGCGCTCCGGAGGTGTTCAACGCCGCCAACGGCCAGCAGTACATGCTGCCGAACAGCCGAGGGGAGGTGGTGAGCAATGCGGATGCCGCAGGAGGCGGCGGGGCGGGCATGGTCGTGCATCAAAACTTCAACGTCGCCAGCGACGTCAGCCCCCAGGCCATCGAAATGATGATGAACACCGCCCGCCAGACCCTGGAGGCGGTAATGCAAGACGCAAACCGAAACGGCCCGATCATGCAGACGATCAGGCGAAAGATGTGATCAATTAGCGGCAGGGCCGCAGGAGAAGAGAATGAATACTCACCAACAGGCTGAAAAATCTGCGGTACGCGCGGGCAACGATTTCCCGCCGCGCACCGCAGAAGATTGGCTGACCTTGATCAGCTCTGAGATTTCGCGTTCTTCTCTAGGAGAAGGCCTGAAAGAAGCGCTCGCAAAGCAAGATGCCCCTCACCGATAGAGCCTATCATTTCACCGGATGGAACAAGCTGTAGCTGTTTTTCTACAGCGTCTGCGATCTTCCCTCGGGTAGCAGGGTCAAGCGATGCGAGGGATGTGCCTATCACTGTCATCGCAGACATAACGCCAACCTGGAATGGTGTTGGGGCTTCACTCATATCCGACCTCCTGGTCATCAATCGCGCCGACATTGGCGCACTCCGTCCTTCGGTCTGCATGCCTACGGATGGAGGCAAGACGCTACTACGCCATCCCTGAGGCAGGTAGCTGTTGATTTACCCAGCCCGCCCCGCGCGGGTTTCTTTTTGCCTGGAGTATTTCGCATGGCTGAATCATGGCCAGAAGACCTGTGCCCGCAGCAGATGACGTGGGGCTGCGTTTACAACAGCCGGGCGTTCAATTCCACCCTGTCCAATGCGCAACAGGTCGTGAGCTACCCGGGCGCGTACTGGCGCTGCGCAATGCAGTTCAATGCGCTGACGCGAGCGCGCGAACGTCGCCTTTCTGGGCTGGTCGGTCGGCTGAAGGGTATGGCCGGAACAGTGAACGTGCCGGTGCGTGCCCGTCGCAGGACGGACAACATCGGCGCCCCTGTTGTCACCTCCGCAGCAACCAATTCCTTCGCTATCAACGTTTCTGGCCTGACAGCCAGCGGCGTGGTGTTTCGTGAGGGCGACTACATCACCATCGCCGGACAGCTGTACGAGGTGGTCGAAGATGCGATATCTGCCGGTACCACGGCGATGGTCACGGTGAACAAGCGCATCCGCTCCACCATAGCCCCGGGAACACCAATCGAGTACCAGAATCCATACTGCGAGATGCGTCTGGTGGATGATTCGTTCTCGGTGAACATTCAGCCGATCATCGGCTCCAGTTCGCTCGAATTCAGGGAGGCCTTTTGATGGACGGATTCCCCATCAGCCAGGCGGTGGTCGACATCATCGCCCAGGGCACTTTCACAGCGCTGCACGCGGTCGAGCTGCATTTCGCGAGCGAGACCATTCGCGCTCATACCGGTACGGGCGACATCCTAATTGGCGGGCAGGTGTATCTCGGCGTTGGCCAGCTGGGCAAGATCAGCACCGCACAGGAAACAGACAGCCCAAGCGGGCCGATGAGTGTCGATCTGACCCTGAGCGGGCTTGATGGAAACATCCTTCAGCAAACGCTGGTTGAGCGGTGCCGAGGCCGGCCCGGGCGAGTGATCTTCGTCGTAATTGGCGCGGACGGCACGATGGCAGCTGATGTCCTCTTTTCCGGCCGAATGGACGCCGCGAAATTCAACTACGGCGGCAACAGCGGCGAGAACTCCATCACCGTGACCATTATCGACAGGATGGCCGAGTGGAGCCGGCAGGGCGCCATGCGTTGGACGGATGAAAATCATCAATTGCGCCATCCCGGAGACCGAATCTTCTTTGCCGTGGCTCAGCTCAGCGAATCCCCGTTGTACTGGGGATCGAAAAAGGACGCCCCGACCTTCAGGTATGAATGATGAGATTCCCAGACTGGACATCAAGACTCCACGAAACCATCAAGGCCGCCTCCGAGCGGCCTTTTTCATGGGGCGAGAACGACTGCTGCATGTTCGTTGCGGACTGTTGCGTTGCCACCTGCGGGACCGATCCGGCCGCTGACTATCGCGGGAGATACAGCACCGAAGTGGGGGCCAAGCGGGTGCTCTCGAAGGGGCATGGCGGCCTCGATTCCGCCCTCGATTCCTGCTTCCAGCGCATAGAGCCCGCATTCGCCCAGCGTGGCGATGTTTGCCTCCACGAAACACCCGATGGAAAGGCCGTGGCTGTGCGCTGGGCGAGCGCCTGGTGGGGCGTAACGAACGCTGGCGTGAGCCGAATACAGGCCGAGCCTGTGATTGTTTGGAGAATTGAATAATGCCTGCTGCTGTTGCGATTGTTGCTGGCTATGCGATTGCCGCCGCCGCGACGAGCACCCTGGTGTTCGCTGCCGGAGTAGCGCTTGCCGTTGGTGGCGTCTACGCCATGATGAAGCAGGCCCAGGTCAGTGGCGCCGGCGATTACAGTGCCGAGCCGTCAGCGCAGACCCTTCGGTCATCCAAAGCCGCCGCCCGGCACATCGTGGGACGCATTAATACTGGCGGCGTGCTGATGTGGGCGCAGGAGCAGGCCGGCGATCAGGACAAGGATGAATGGCTTCATCTCGTCTACATGCTGAGCGAAGGGGCGATCGCAGGTATCGACCAGATTCTGCTGGATGATCGGCTTATCGCCTCGTATGGCGAGTACGCGCGCTATGAAGTGATCATCAATCCGACGGAGCCGAACGCCTATTTGCTCGCCAACTGTCGAGACTGGCGTAGCTCCATGATCGGCAGCGGCCTTTCGTTCATTCGGATATCCCTTCGGTACGATTCAGAGGTCTTCCCTGCGGGCATCCCGGACGCCAAGTTCATCGTTCGGGGTCGGACAGATATCTATGATCCTCGTACCGGAAATTCCGGCTACAGCGAGAACTGCGCACTGATTGCGCTCTGGTATCTGCGCACCGTTCTGGGCGTTCCGGATGATGAGCTGGTGCTGGAGTCGTTCATAGATGCCGCCAACATCTGCACCGAGACGGTGGCATCTCCTGGCGGTGGCGGCAGCCCGCGCTACACCATGGGCGCCGTGATCGCCGACGATGAGCGCCGTGGTGACGTGATTGCCAAGATCGAAGCGGCCTGCGGCGGCAAGATCTCGCGTGTTGGCGGTCGCTGGATGATGCGCGTGGGCGCCTATTACGGCCCCGCCGATTACACGATTACCGAGGATATGGTGATCGGCACCGTCTCCGGCTCGGTAGAGGTCGACAACGACAGCGCGGTGAACACCATCACAGGCACGTTCGTTGACCCGAGTTCCTCTTGGGCTGAAACAGACTATCCCCCTGTGCAAAGCGCCGCCTGGCTGGCGGAGGACGGGGAGGAGTTATCCGAGAGCCTGGACCTGAAGTACGTTACGAATGCCTACCAGGCGCAGCGCCTGGCGGACATTGCGCTACGGCTTCGTCGCACTGGTGGCGGCCTAAAGCTCCCCCTAAATTTCAACGGCTACAACTGCCGGCCTGGTCGCGTGGTGACGGTGAATCTGCCCACGCTCAACATCACCGGCGAGTTCATCGTCACCGACTGGTCGATGGGCGCTCAGGATGCATGCGCCGTTACGCTGGACCCATACGGCCCGGAAATCTATAACGACGAAGCGGGCAGGGAATACACGCCTATCGGCTTCATCACCCTGCCGACCGGTGGTGTAGCGCCGCCTACCGGAATCATCTGGACGCCCGACCGTGAGCCAGAGGTTCGCCAGGGCATCCTGAGTTGGACGCCACCATATGGAGACATCAGCTACTACGGCGTGATCATCCGTGACGCGGAAGGGGAGGCGATCCAGACCTACCAGGTGCCTGGCGCTACCTCGAACTGCCAAGTGCAGGGCCTGCCTGCCGGCAACTACACCATGTCGGTCTACGCGCGCTCCGAATCTGGCCGCTCAGCCGAGGCGACGATCAATGTTTCGATCCAGGGGCCGCCGCAGCCGCAATCGGTGAGCGTGCAGGAGGGCTTCGACGCCATTACGCTGATCCCCTTCAACGTGACCGGGTTGAACGGAGGCACATACGAATATTGGTACTCGCTGACGCCAACCGAAAACCCCGAAGCGGCCCTGCGTCTGGGTCGCGGCGGATCGTTCACGCACAACGGGCTGGCCTACAACACCGTCTACCACTACTACGTGCGCTCGGTGAACGCCTATGGCGTGAGCGCCTTCTACTACCAGCAAGCGCAGACGACCAACGATCCGTCGCTGATCCTCGAGCTGATCAAGGGCCAGATCACCGAAACCGAGCTAGGACAGAACCTTCTCGACCGCATCGACCTAGTCGACGGCGACGGCCCCGGCTCGGTCAACGAGCGGATTCAGGATGCGGTATCGCAGGCCGTCGACGCGCTGGCCTACGACCCCAATCAGGCCTACGCGCAAGGCGATGCTGTCCGTGGCGGCCCCAATGGCCGGAGGCTGTACCAGGCGCTGGTCGACGTCCCGGCAGCGCCGGACGGAAGCAACGCGCCGCCGAATGACAATTTCTGGATGGACGTTGGTCAGGTAGTCGAAACCGCCAATGGCCTCGCTGTGCAGGTCGCGGAGAACACGGCTGGCATAAGCGTGCTCGACGGGATCGTGACAGCGACGGCGTCTAGCCTGGCCGTGTTGCAGGCTGCCTACCGGGATGATGACGGGGAAGGCGAGCTCGCGGATGCCCTGAAAGGCTGGGACTCGGCAGCGCGCATTTCTCAGGTGGCCCGGACGGTGGCGACCGAGAACATGGCCATGGCCGAGCAGATCAACCAGCTCGATGCGACCGTGGGCGATACCTCGGCAGCGGTACAGCAGACCTCGCAAGCGCTGGTCGATCTCGAAGGCAAGGCCTCGGCGCTCACTACGATCAAGACGCAGACTACCATCGACGGGCGCACCGTCATGGCCGGGCTGGCGATCGGTGTCGAGGGTGAGGAGCAGGAGTCGCAGATTCTCGCCTTCGCCCAGCGTTTCGCCATTCTGGATGAGTCTAGCGGGGAGCTGATCACGCCGTTCGTGGTTCAGGGCGGGCAGATATTCGCGAACTCCGCGGTATTCAACCAAGCCGACATCGTGAACCTGATCGTGACCGGAGAATTGCGGTCGTCGGATTACGTCGAGGGGCAGCAGGGCATCCGCATCAACTTCGTGACCAATGAGTTCGAGGTGAACGGGTCGGTGCCGGGCGAGGGGAGGATCACGATCAACAACAAGGTCATCACGGCTTATCACCCCAATGGGGTTAAGGGCCTCGAATTCGGCATCGGGGGCTGATGATGGGAGTGATCTATCGGTCCTACGACGAAGAGGGAAGGCTGCTGCTCCGAGAGACAGGCAGCGTGAGCAAGGTGCTCGGAAAGTTCGCTATTCCGCCCCAGAGCAGCGGCAGCCTCACGGTGACAATCGACCTGCCAGGCACAGTGTTCTTCGTGATCGTCCCTGTTCCGAATCCTGGCGGAACATTTCTCGGTAGTCGCCCGGTCGTGGTGTACGACGGCAACGGAGTATTCAGTTGGATATTTGCCGGGACCGGGGGCTGGACCGGGGGTAGCTATGAAGTCCACTACGGGGTGTATTGATGGGATTCTTCAGAACATGGGACGAGACAGGGAGGAATCTCGTCGACTCGGACTATGTGACGTTCGGGCTGATCAAGTCAGGGTATATGACGTATCTGACGTCTGTAGAGCAGATGCAGCGCAGATATCAGAATAACAACGACTACTACCCGACCGGAGTATTTGACAGCATCCATGGATTTTCAGTTACAGCAGAAGCGCCGATTGTCTTTGTTTCTGGAAGGGCAATACTTCAACAAATAATTCGCACCGGTAACACATTCACGTACTGGTACGCCCATGCTTCACCTTCGGCTAGATACTATGTGTTCGATCCGATGCGGGACATGGGGTCAGGGTCTGCGAAGATGCGTCTGTGGGACGACGTCGGGGTATGCACGTTGGACACGGCGATGCCTTTTATGGATATCGAAGGGTCACGAACGGCAACGCTTCCAAGCAAAGTAAACGGAGTGCCGGACGGATGGAGAGGTTACGTCGGCGGATCAACCGTTCGCTGGGGAAACAGATATCTATTGGACTCGCTATCCATTCCCGTCGGAGGTGACTGCGCTGTAAGTAACCAGTGGTCACGGGCGATGTTCCATACCGCAGATAGTCCCACTGTCCAAATATCCGCAAAAGAAGGTGCATATGGCGAGGGAGGCAATCTGGTATTCGCGATGGCTACCGAAGCAGGTTGCCATATAAACCCGTTCCATAAAGCGTACTTTCCCTGGACGTTCTTCGATATACCCACCGCGAGACTGCCAAGCGCGAGTTACATCGACGCATCCACGCTCCCGTTACCGTTTGGATGAAGCTGCCGTAGCGCGCAGAATATAAACACCAGAGCCCGCCACAAGCGGGCTTTTTTACGCCTGGAGAAAAGCATGCCCTGGTACTCCCAAGGACAAGTAGCCGTCACGGCTAATAGCGACACGGTAACCGGCACCGGTACAGCGTTCAGCGCAAATGCCCGTGTCGGCGACGCCTTTCGCGGCCCCGATGGGCGCTGGTACGAAATCACCAATATCGCCAGCGCGACCGTCCTGTCGATTCGCCCGAACTATCAAGGGACGACAGCGAGCGGACAGGCTTACACCATCGCGCCAATGCAGGGCTATGTCAAAGAGTCGGCTGACCGGCTGCGGCAGCTTGTAGATCAGTACGGGTCGCAGCTTGCTGCGTTGCAGCCGTGGGCAACATCAGCGACACCGGCAGCTGCGCGTGAGGCACTGGGTGCTAATGATGCAGCGAATCTGACGGCAGGGCTGATCAGTGCTGCACGTGTTCCTGCCACCCTGACACCGGACAAGGCATTCAGGCGGGGCAACATCCTCGGCACCGTATCCCAGGTGGGCGGTATACCTACTGGTGCCATCATCGAGCGCGGCAGCAATGCAAATGGGGAGTACGTGCGGTTTGCGGATGGGACGCAGATTTGCTGGGGTTCACGAAGCATCGCCTTTGGTAGCGATACCCAGGTCTTTACCAGCTATGACACGGGCCTACCAGCGGCGTTTGTCGGAGCATCCCCAGGCGTCGGGCATCACGCGTCAGTAAATATCGCATACCCAACTGTGACTGAGGAGGGATTTACTGTACTGCGTCTAACAGGGACAACTTTGGACAATCTGACTTTGCGCATACAAGGAGTGGTGACACCCGCTCAGATTTGTGTGGGCTCTTTTTTAGTCGTTGGCCGCTGGTACTAAGGAGCACATATGCAAATCACTCTATCCCCCGTCCGCATGGACGAAACCCTGTCCGCCACCCTATCTGGCGACGTGCTGACCCTCAACGGTGAAGCCTTCGACTTCTCGCAGCTGCCCGACGGGGCCACGCTACCGGCAGAGGCTATAGATTCGGAATGGATCGTCGGCCCGGTCGAGCGCATCGACGGTGAGCTACACCTGACCTTGCGACTACCGCACGGCCCGTACCCGAGCGAGGCCGTGGCATTTCCCGAGCCGATCCATGTCATCGCCGACGGCCCGATTGCATTGCCGTTTGACCCCGAACCAGCCGAACAGGAGCTGCCCGCATGAGCATCGACTACTCGAAGATGATCACAGCCGAAGCAAAGGCCGAGCGGGCGCGGCAGGATCTAATAGCGGCCATCGCCGCTCGCCGCTGGCAGGCCGAAACCGCTGGAATCACTGTCAGCGGTACCGCCATCGACACCGGCCGCGACAGTCAGGCGCTAATCACCGGCGCTGCGGTATCGGCGATGCTCGATCCGAACTACTCGGTACGCTGGAAAACGCCGACAGGGTTCATCGACCTGCAGGGCCAGCAGATCATCGACATGGCCATGGCAGTGCGTGCCCACGTACAGGCGTGTTTCGACAGAGAGGAAGCGCTGCTGGATGAGCTGGCAGACGGAGCGTTCACCGAGGCGATGCTAGAGGAGGGCTGGCCGAATGAACCGGTTCCCGAATCCACTCCAAGCTGAGCTGCAGCCCGACCGCAAAACATGGCGCCTTCTGGCGCCTTTTTCGTATCTGGACCCTGACCATGGGCTTGTTGAGGTTCTGGCCGGCTTCGAGACGGACTTCGCGTCGGTGCCGCGCTGGCCGCTCACGTTCGCGCTGCTTGGGCAGTACGGACAGGCAGCGGCGGTACTGCACGACTGGCTCTATTCGACCGGCCAGCTATCCCGCGCCGACGCTGATCGGGTATTCCTCAATGCGCTGCGGTCGTCCGGCATTGCTCGGTGGCGTGCATACGCAATGTGGGCTGGCGTTCGGATAGGCGGCGCTAAACGATACAAGACCCCGTCAAGCGCGGGGTTTTCTTTGCCTGGAGATTGACCATGACCCTCTCTGAAATACGGGAGCGAGCCATAGCGCCCGCTCTCGCGCTCCTTCGTGCCTGGAGAAAGCTATGACCCTCGGACAAAAGCAGCGGGCGTTCACTCAGATGATCGCGCGGCTGATCGATTTCGCCTACGCGAACGGCTACGAACTCACCTTTGGCGATGCGTACCGCGACCATCGGGTGCATGGTGCGGTTGGTGAGAAGAAGTCCTACAGCTCAGCCGTCAGCGTCCACAAGGAGCGACTGGCCGTAGACCTCAACCTGTTCAGGGATGGGCGCTATCTCACGGCGAGCGAGGACCACAAGCCGCTGGGCGAATACTGGAAGACGCTTCACCCCGACTGCAGGTGGGGCGGAGACTTCAGCTCACCAGACGGCAACCACTACAGCATGACGCACGGTGGCCGCGCATGACCGCCGGCCTCAAGCAATACAAGCTGATCGCCCTGGCAGCCGCTGCGCTCGCGCTGATGGCCCTTTCGGCTGCAGGCTCTTGGCAGTGGCAGGTCAACAGCTACGAGCGCCAGATAAGCGATATCCGGGCGGCAAACGCTGAAGCCGCCCGGGTGGCACTGGCGCAAGCCCGATCCGAAGAACAGCGCCGCCAGACTGCCATAGAGGGGATACGCCGTGACGCACAGGAAAAGATTGCAGCGGTTGCCGCTGATGCTGCTGCCGCTGATGACGCTGCTAGCCGGCTGCGCGCACGAGTCACCGAGTTATCACGCCGACCCGCCAGCTGTCCCGGTGTTGCCGATGGAGGCGAGGCAACCGACGCCGCCCGAGATCTGCTTGCCGTCATGCTCAGTCGGATTGATGAGGCTTCGGGAGGAGTTGCTGAATTTGCCGATCGAAGCCGAGCAGCAGGACTGACCTGCCAGGTTTCGTATGAAGCTTTGAAGGGGGATTGAGATTGCCCGGACGGGCTGAGAGGGTGCGGAATTCTGTCTAATACTAGGTCAGCGTCCCGCGTAGTTTCTGGCCTGTAGGGGCGCTATGTTGCAGTTGAGTTTTAGACAGTGAATCGCTGTAAGCCTTATTCTATGCGGCATTCGGTCCGAATCTTACCCTACTGCTGCATCATCGGGGTGTGTTTGGACAGGTCTTGAACGTCTTTGGTCATCGGTTTTCTGGGCTGAGACGGTGGGGCAGGCCGGGCTGGATC